CGGTGATCAGTTAATGTCTGTTAGTAAATTAGTTCCAGACTTTGATAATCTTGCAAACACAATGACAGCCACTTTAACTTTAGAACAATATCCTCAATCTAGTGCAAATGTCACAACAAGTGGTAGTATTACGAACACAACAGAAAAAATTAGTATAAGAGGTAGAGGTAGAGCAGTAAAAATTAAGTATCAGACTAATACTGTTGACGACACGCCTTGGAGGCTTGGGTCACAAAAAATACAACTACGTCCAGATGGAAGAAGATGATATATATCAAAGACAATGTTTTGTCTGATGCTGATATCGAACAATTGAAACCAATTTACGCACAGCAACAATGGCATACTTTTGATCAAACTTTATTTGTAGACGTGTTGTCCAACAACGAATTTGTACAAAAAATAAAAAATAAAATAAAAAATGATCCTAATGAAAAAGTAACATTATTTGACGAAGTGGATTGGTCACAAATAATTGTTTACCCTACTGGAAGTTCTAAAAATTTTCATATTGATAACGCATCAGAGGATACAACTGGCACATCTGTAACGTTTTTAAATGATGACTTTGTTGGAGGAGAGGCAGTCGTTGAAGGTGTACAAATAACTCCTATAAAAGGTAGAACTTATTACATTGATGGAAAAATGTATAAACACGCTGTTTTAAATGTTATAAAAGGATCAAGATTTACTTTAACTAGCTGGTACAAAAGGGGCAGTTGATGGCTAAAATAACAATAACTAGATTACCTAACGCAACTCCAGAATACGATGCTGGTCAGTTTGATCAAATGATTAGACTACTTGACCAAATAATACTTTTACTAAATACAAACTATCAACAAGATTTAAAAGAAGAATCAGAATCGGAGGGTTTTTTCCTTGGCTAATACATTTAAAAGCGCAATGGTTGATATGACATCAACAGACTTAACAACCTTACTGACAGTGCCCACAGCTAATCCTGGTGCTACACCACCTGTGCCTCCTACAACTGACATAGTTAAATCTATCTTAATTTGTAATGATTCAGGAAGCACCACACTAGTAGATCTTGAGGTAGTTAGATCATCGGCAACTTTTGAATTATTCAAAGCTAAAAGTGTTGCCACTAACACTACAACAGAATTATTATCTCAGCCTCTTGTGTTGCAAGAATCGGACGTATTGAAAGCACAAGCTAATGCTGCAAATCAAGTCCATATAATTGTAAGTTTCATGGAGGTTACAAAAGGTCAACTTTAAATAGGAGAAAGTATGGAATTGCATTCATTATTTATTACACCAGTCATGATGACAGAAATAAAAGGCCATGGTCACTTGATTGACAGACTTTATGAAATTAAATCAAAGGATAGTAAGGGTATGCCTAAATCTAACGTTGGAGGATGGCATAGTAATGATTACCTTTATAAAAACGTTGAATTTAAAAGCGTTGTAGAAGACATACTTTATAATGCTAAAGAGTGTTTTAAACATTTAGATATACAAGATATTTGTAATCCTGAGATGACTGCTTTGTGGGGCATGATTAATCCACCTGGATCTCGTAATAACGTGCATACTCATCCAAATAGTTATTTATCTGGAGTTTATTATCTTAAAGTGCCTCAAAAAAGTGGTAATTTAATGTTTCTAGAGCCAAAACCACAGGCTGAGGTATTATCACCTCCAAAGAAAAAAGAAGCCTCTGTATACACTGCACACAGCGTTGCGTGGGAGCCTAAAGAGAACTCCTTGATTTTTTTCCCATCATGGTTACAACATGAAGTACTATTAAACACATCAAGTGAGGATAGAGTAATTTTAAGTTTTAATATAAGCTGGAGGAGAGAAGATGCCAATAATTAAAAATGCAGAGCAAATAGGAACAGTGACATTAGAAGATGGCAGAGTAGTTCCTAAATACAATGTAAAAACTGAAACTACGATCACTAATGTAGATACAGGTCAGGAATATGAGTCTGAAGAAGCTATGCAAGCTGACATAGATGACCCAAACACTTCAACAACTGCTGAAAAAATTAGACGAGATGTTAAAGTATTTGCTCCATCATTAAAAGATATGTTAGGTTCAACTCCTAAGTCTTAGGATTTTTTACATGAACAATCATCACAACAGTGTTGTTCACTGTTTTCTTCATGTCTTTTAACGTCTCTCTCTACTGCTAATAGTCTTTCATGATATTTGCTCACCTTATCTGCAAGGTAGGCAATGGCTTTATTTAAATCTTGATTATCCATATTTGTCTCCTATGATTATTAATTTTGGTGAGAACCTAATGTAAACATGTTTTGTTTGAAATCAACAGAACTTTTTAAAATTGTTTTCTTGACAGAAAAATTGTGCTAGAAAAGGGTTAGAAAAAAGAATGTTTTACTCAATTAAACCAAAAGGTAATCCGAAGATTGGACACACATACGTTGGTAGCAAACTCTTTAATGACGTGGGAGTGCAAAAGATAATTGACTCATTAGATAAAGATTGGTTTAAATCACAAGTAGAACACTCTGTTACAGATGAAATGAATGATGATATAGAAAAAACAAGAGTAGGTAAGGAACAAAATTTAAAAATTATAAACGAAAGTTTTCCATACCCACAAATATCAAATTTAATTTCAGAAATAAATAATGATTACTGGCGATTTGATGTTACAGGTTTTGACATGTATAACGATCATCCTCAAGTGTTTCGTTATGATGTAGGAGGAAAATTTGACTGGCACTCTGACGTAGGTAAGAGTGCTCCAACTAGAAAGCTTGCATTCTCATTACAGTTGTCTGATTCAGATGAATACGAAGGTGGAAATTTAGAATTTTTTGGACATGAGTTTGATAAAAGAACAAGAGAGAAGGGAAGTCTTATTGTTTTTCCAAGTTTTATTTTTCACAGGGTGACTCAAATAACAAAAGGCACAAGATTTGCAGTCGTTGGCTGGGTTCACGGACCAACCTTTCAATAAGTTTCAAATATAATAATTAAGATTTATCGGTTACGCCTGATATATCTTGAGCGTCAGCTATAGTTCCATAATCACCATTTAAAATTGCTGCGTACAAATCTTTACCGTGTTGTTCTGAGTCATAAGAGGTCGCAAGAAAAGGAGTGTAACCTAACTCTTCAACGTGTTGCCATTTTGCATCTATTACCAATCCTTTTTCTCTGTTACCATTAGAATCTTTTTGGTAATACCTTACTTCATTACCATTTTCATCCTTTTCAGTGTTAGCGAAATATTCATATCTTGGGTTTTTAGCATCAATTAAAATACATCTCATTATTGCCTCCTATGTAATTCTATGAAAAACAGTACCAGTTATCGGACTTGTCTGATGCCCCATTTGTCTTTGAGTGCCACTGGGTCTTGGATTTGGTAAAATATTGCCATTTGCATCAGCGTATCTAACATTTGTACCAGTTTGTACATCACCAGGTACACTGTCAGAGGCTTCACCCTTACCAAAATAAAACATTCCCACTGTATCTGCATTAGCAAAAACCGTTGCAGGTATGTTAGTAAGAGAAGCTCCTGATATTGCAGGTAAATTACCCGTAAGTTTGGTTGCATCTAAAGTTTGTGTTCCTGTGACTGTAACGCCACCTACTTTTAAAGCCATTACTCTATCTCCTCTAAGTTAAATTTATATTTTTTACCATTTAATCTATTCAAGATAAAGAGATTTTCATCGCCTTCCTGAATAGTCCAATGACCTGAAGTTCCATCAACTTCATTAGCTCTAGTTTTAGTATTATTTAAATTTAAGTCACCAGTGTATATGTCTCTCCATTGTTTTGTTGAAGATCCTAAATCATGCGTATCATCAGCGGAAGGTAAAACAGATCCTCCAAAAACAGCACCTGAATTAAATGTTGCTGTACCAGCTTCACTACCATCAAGAGTAAGCATGGTTACATCAGCGGTATTATCTGTGCCTTTAAATACTATATCAGTGTCATTACCTTGTGCGTCTAAAATTATGTTTCCTGCCGTAGTGGCTAAAGTTGATTCAGCATCACCTGTAGCAATATCATCTAAAGCGATAGAAGTAGATACCGTTGCAAAAGATAAAGTACCAGTGCCGTTTGTTTTTAAAAATTGATCTGCAGAACCATCGCTTGTAGGTAGAGTCATGGAAGTAGTTCCAAACCCTATTGCATCCATACGAACTGTCCCATCAAAGAAAGCATCTTTAAACTCTAAAGACGAAGTACCAAGATCAATATCGTTTGTAGTTGAAGGAGTTAAAGCTCCATCTGAAAGTGTTAATTGATTTGCATTTGCAACTTTAAATGTAATTACATCATCAGAAGCTGCAGAAATAGTTGTATCAGCATCGGCGTCTAACGTAAGTGTTTGACCATTTAAATCTACAGGCGCTGTTACAGTGCCAGGTGAAGCAAAAACATCAAACCAATCAGTTCCGTTTGTTGCTACTAATCTTGTAGCTCCATTTTCTATTGAAATAGTGTTACCTGACGCTCCTAGTCTGCATGTCATTGCATATGGACCAGAAGATCCAGAATCAGTTGTAGCGTTTGTTATTAAATAAATTTTTTGTGTAGCTGGGAATTGTGCTATTCTTACTGCACCGTGTGCACCAGTTAGTCTTATGTGTGCATTTCTAGCTTGGTTATTGGCTTGTGATTGTGGACCGTCTGCATTTGTCAATGTGGTTACTGCGTTGTCTCCACAAGCTACGTTTACTGTGCCTGCGATTGAAAATTCTAATGATTGAGAAAAATTGTTATTAGTAATAGTACCCCAAGTTCCTGAATTTTCACCAGTGCCTTGTAGCTCTATTCTCAAACTTGTCGAATACGTCGAACTCATAATATCTCCTATATAAAGTTAAAATTTAAAGTTTGTCAAAACTTTTATGCAGCTTTGTGAACTTCTGTCCAACTTATATCGCTGTTTGAGTCATCTACCTCTGACCAGAAGGTGCCTTGTAGAGTACCAAGTGAACTTGTAACAGAATTACCTGTAACTGTCAAAGTCGAAGTTCCAGACACCACGACTGTTCCCGTATTAAAACTAGCTGATACGCTTGGAGCTGTATAAATTGTTTCTTGAGTTTCATCTCCTAGACTAGAGGTCATACCAACACCCGTTACAAATACAGATGTTTCAACAGTGCCTAATGCAGAAGTTAAAGCATTACCACTTGGAAATACGACAAATTCAGGATCTGCCTCTGCTGTACCAACAGCTGATTGCATGGCTGTTTCTGATCCAGCTACAACTGTAATTTGTCCATCACCTGATATAGAAAAAGTTCCTAAAGATGAAGTAGTGCTTACTCCAGTAACTGAAATATTTTGATCTGTAGTAAGAGATTCCTCACCCAAAGATGAAGTTAAAGCTTGGCCTGTTAGAGCAAATGATCCACCTACAGCGCCCCATTGTTGATCACTCCATCCTATAGATCCACCAGTATTTATGTCTGTGTCACGATTCCAACCAGTAGTTTTTGTTACACTTGACGATTCA